GGGCGTCAGCGCACGAAGCCGCCGCATCGCCTTGAGCGCCGCCAGCATTACCAGCGACGCCACGATAAACCGCCAGAACACCGCCGCACCGACGCTGCCGCCGCTGGCCGCCTGCTGAGCATAGATCGCGATCCAGGTGGTGCCCCAGATCAGCACCACGGAAAGATATAAACAGAGATTCATCGCACGCCTCCTTGAATTCAGGCCGCAGTATCGCCGGGAAAGCGGCGGACGGCTTGCAACGACTTGCGGCGCACTTGCAAATTCTTGCGCTTTTTTATCGGTCCCGTCGGATAAGACTGTTCTCTTCAGGCGGCTCTTCATACACTGGAGGCCTGTTAGCAGGAGAACGCCCGTGAACGCCCCGACTTACCAGACTTTCGAAATGCTGCAACGCCATAAAGCCCAGCTGCGTCACCACGCCCGGCTTAGCGACGGCACGCAGCTGGCGCACTGGTTCAACAGCGGCGATCGGGTGACCAATCTCAGCAACCATCACACCCTCAGCCTCTATATCGCCGACGGCTACGATACATGGCACAAAACTTCGAACGGCTGGCGTAACGGCGGCGGGCCGGATCGTTTCTGTCTGATGCCCACCGGCGTCGAGTCCACCTGGGATCTGCGCTCCGATCTCTCGTTCGTCCATCTTTACTGTTCCGAAGCGCATCTGCGGCAGCTGGCCGAAGAGACGTGGGATCGCAGTCCGGCGCACCTTCAGCTGCACGAGAAAGTCTTCGCCAGCGACGATCGCATTACCCAGCTCTATCGCCACTTTCTGCTCAGCTGCGACTGGCAGCAGCCCGCCAATCAGCTGATGCTGAGCAGCGCCTCGACGCTGCTGCTGACCCATCTGCTGCAACGCTACAGCGACGTAAGCTGGCGCGCGCCTCAGGCGCGAGGCGGCCTGGCGCCTGCAGTGCTGCGTCGCCTGCTGACCTTTATCGACGCGCATCTCGATCGGCCGCTGACCCTGGCGCAGCTGAGCCACGAAGCGTCGCTAAGCGAGTTTCACTTCGCGCGCATGTTTCGCCATTCGATGGGCGAAGCGCCGCACCAGTATGTGATGCGGCGTCGCATGCAGCGTGCGCAGCAGATGCTGGCGGACGCCTCGCTGTCGTTGACCACCATCGCTTTCAGCTGCGGGTTTCATTCGCCCAGTCATTTCAGCAACCGTTTCAGGCAGATCCATGGCGTTTCGCCTTCGGCTTACCGTAACGGCCAGCGGGGCGCATAAGCGAGCGGCCCGCTGGCTCGTAAAGGGCGTCAGCGAAGGGGTAATACGCCAGGAACAACGACAATAAACAGAGGGACTATTTCCTGTGGTGCGGCTTTGGTATTGTCGGCGTCACGATTTGCTTAATGATCCTCTACAAACAAAAACCGGATATCCCGGTAATTCTCGCCATGATGCTGATTATTTCCAGCGGTATCAGTGATTTCACCCTGGCCGGGTCGCGTATTTTTAACGAAAAAACTGCACTCAGGCGGATTCTTCAACGTTGACTACGCAACGGCAGGGCGGTGCTTTTTTCTCTCGGCAAGATTAAGGCTAACCGGGCTTACTCAGTTCAGAAAGTAGATAATTTCTAATTGAGCCAGCTCTCTTACCGAGGGGGTTGCGTGAGTATCAATATGAGCAAATTGGCATCAGGCGCGGCATATGGCGCATCTGCCGGGACAAGTGCCAGCGGTCTTCTGACCCGGCTTAGTCCCGATGAATGGAGTGCTGTAGCCGTCCTGGCTGGTATCCTCGTCGCGCTCTTCACGCTCGCGATCAACGGGTATTACTAACGGAAAGCCACACTGGCGCAGATTAAAACTTTCCAGCACTGGCCACCGCGCCCGACCTCCACGAGGAATCCTTCACGGTTCCACAGCTCCCGTATGTCGTCCATCAGCATATAACGTGCCGGGGTGCCCTCCTTTAACCAGGCGTTAAGATGGCGAGGTTCTACCCTGAAAGGTGTTTCTGTGGCATTGATCGCCGCGAGGCCAACAGTCATCGAAGGGTTTTCAAAAGGATACCTGAAAGGCTTAGGTTCGGGTTTCATCTGTTACGGTCGCCTTGCACGTCACCGCATTATTAAAGGGGTTGAGGCAGGAGGTAAGGCGTTGCCGCTTTTCTCTCCGTCGAGATAGCCTCCTGAGCATTTTTCTACTTATGCATGGCTGACGCAAGCCGGAGAGGGGGATGATTTTATTGCTGTCTCTACGTGAGGGCGGCACACCTAATCGGATTCGATTTTTATAATGTCACCATTCTGGCCTAAGCGATAATTACCACCATCATATATAGTAAAAACGGTACCTCTATTTTTACTATTAGTCACAGTGAATACAGCATCTTTTTCAATACAGTTCTTTTTTGTTTTCATATCATTGAAACAGAATCTGTCATATTTTCCCTCCTCTTTGTAACCATCCCCAAACAACCAGACGGTAACTGAAAAAGAACCATCCTGCGCTGAGTTAGGAACATTGTACTTTTCTTTGAAAATAGTTTTGTTTTCCATCCACCAATTTATTTTACCCTTATCTGTAATTGGAGGGTTTTCAACCAAAACAGCACTGAAATTACTCCCTCTATGATGAACGGCAATAATCTCTACAGGACGCAGCGACAGCCAAATCCAGTAGCCTGGAAGCACACAGCCAGCCAGAAAGAGCAGAAAAATGCCTTTCTTGTTTTTCATTCTCATTTGCGGGTTCCGGTGATTTCTATGGTGGCTTCCATATTGGTCATAAATGGCCTGAAACCAAACTGATTATAACGTTGGAGTACAAACCAGATACGGAAAAATCGGAACTGGTTAAACTTAAACTTTGAAATATCATCAACATCAAGGCCAAAGTGATCTTGAACTTTGTAATGCACCACCGCCCGATAACGATCATTATCAATCTGGAGTGATTTAATCGTAATATGCGTTGCCCAGGTATCATGGACGGTAATCCCCATGCCGTTGAAATTATCCTGGAAACGGTCAAATTTAGGGAGCTTACCTTCAGAAATTGTTTCTTTTAGCCAGTGCGTTTCTTTTAATGGGTAACATTTTTCTCCCCAGTCAATTTTGTCATTTAAAGTTTCTCTCATTCTCAAACGAGTACTATTTTTTGTATTATCCCTGATAATATGTTCCTTCAAAGCCCTGTCCAGCGACATATCCCGGAAGGGCGTACCGTTGCCGTTCTGCATATGAGTAATCATCTGTTTAATAAGATAGCTATAAGGGCCATAAAATGAGAAAGCTTGTGACAGTTGGCGGAACTCATCAAACAAGATCGCAGCACACTGCTGGCGCGTAATTTTTTCACCTTCTCCACGGGAGCCGTAAAACATAGACTGCGGCTGATTAAACGGGGTGATTTTCGTCAGGGTATAAGGATTGACCCTGGTTGAAACATCCACCAGCCCGTAATGGGATTTTAACTGTGCTTCGCTCAGGTCGCCGCCGCGCATATCACTGGCGCTGTAGTCGTCCATCCACTTCTGGGTTTTGAATAGGGTGCAGGGGAGCTGTAGCCCAGCCATCGTGACACATTCCTTGTGCTATCGTCCGTTGCGGTCTTTACAGGGAATAATACGCGGTGAAAGGTCAGAGTGTAAACATTGTACAGCCCCTGCCCGTAATTTTTTGCAGATTCCAGGCAGGGGGATAGCGGGCACTCTACATTCTCAGGCCATCATCAAAATGCCACGTAATATGTTTCAGGCTTCAGGGATCTCCTGCACTATACCTTTCGCATCGGTGGCCCGTGTCTGGATCTCGATATTGTCAATCCGTCTGTACGCTGTGAAACCTGCCGGGATGAATTGCTGATAGCGTTGCTGGTCATAGAGGCAATCTGAAAGCTGGCCGCTGCCTGTAACTGCACCTGACCGCCATATGTCATATCCTGTGCTGGTGGCGCTGACGTTCTAGATCATTGCTATCCCCGCAGTATAGCTTCTTCAAAGTACTGATCGTGTCACTTGTTACATATTTTGAAATGGATGAGTAATCAGTCAGATAAGATTTATCCTGCATAAGCTAATCAACATACCATTTGTTGAAATTCAGCGCGGCTGTTTCCGCACCTTTAACATTAGAATCGGTAAATGATAAAGGAGTGAAAAGTATTAATGCTAAAAGTATTTTTTTATTTTTAATTGTGCCTTAGATTACGTGGCTTAGTTTTTATAAATTATAGCTTTATCATTATCGTTTTGAAGATAAGTTTTACCGTCTATTGTTATAAAAACTTTACCATTTAGGCTACCCCTAACGACTAACGCTATACTGTTATAAACACATTTCTTATGCTCGCTATTAGTATCATCAAAGCAAGTATAGTCATCAATTGAACCATCTCTGGTTCCGGTTGGTAATTTTTCATAACCACCGAAACTCATGACGATAACTGTGAAGTTATCAGGGGTATTGAAGATATGATATTTATTCTCAAGTAACTCTCTGTTTTTCAACCACCAGTTTAGTTTCCCTTCTGTAGTCATCGGTAAATGTTCTACAAAAACCGCACCATTATCAATTCTGACTATTTTAGCTGGTCTTACAATAATCCATATGCAGTATGCTATTATTAAAAAAAATAAAATTGCCCCAGTCCTTTTATAGTTAAACATTGTTTTCTCCTGTCAATGTTATAGTGGCTTCGAAATTTGTGAAAAATGGCTTTTGAGCAAAATGCTTAGCCCTCTGTAATACGAACCATATTCTAAATAAAGTAATAGAGTTGAATTTAGCTTTTAAGATATCTTCTTTATCTAAGCCAAAATGGTCTTGTGCTCTGTATTTGACAATCGCAGTATATTTATTTCCCTGGAAGGTCAAGTTTTCGATAGAAATTTCTGTGCTGTTTATGTCATGGACGGTAATCCCCATGCCATTGAAAAAATCTTTCCATCTTGTGTATTTAGGTAAATGGCTTTTAGATAACACAGCTGAAAAAAGTTCTTTCGTCAATTCGGACTTGTTGAAATCAAATTGCTCGATAGTATTTTTAATTATGGATAATGTGCTATTGGCAGAGTTGTCACTCAAAATGAGATTTCTGTAGGCATTGTTCATAGTCGGATGCTGATAATCTTTTCCATTACTGCGCTGCATATGATTGAAAAGATCTATGATCAAGCCCTGGTATGGTCCTCGGAAAGAAAAGACATAAGACTGAGATCTCAGTTCATCGTATAACATCCCTATGGTTCTTTCTCTACTAACTGGCCGGATGGAGTTAGTAGCGGGATGCTGATACGAGGGGCCAAAAGTAGTCCAGTCTATGAAAGTTGATACTTGCCCAAGATGATAATGCTTTTTCAACGTATCAACATCCATGTCGCCACTTTGCATGTCATCGGCATTTCTGTCATTGAATCTTTTTTTTGTAGTAAAGATGATTAGTCTTTTATCGATTCCTTTCATTCCAAATCAATCCCTTTCAGTTAAATAAGTAACTATCATACAATTTTACCGCAATCCTGAAATTAATATTTTCCTTAACGTTCAGTTGCTCGAAAAGGTTATGGCGTTTTTCCCATCAAAGTAGAGTGCCTTAACAAGTAAGCAACTATTCTTTATCAATTGCGCTTTGCTTTTGGACAAAGTGAATCAATAGATAAGAAATTTATTTAAAATGTAAATCTCAAGATGTTCCTGTTTACAGGATAATTATCCAACTCAGAATTCCGAACCTTTTGAAAAGGAGAAAGGTGTTAGTGCCCCTTGTTAACATGCTTCGAGGTAGTCAGCCCACCATTGCAACATAAGTCTCCGTTCTTCCAAATGCTCCGCTTTATGCATTTATGCAGCTCGGACACTGTTGCGTTCCTGGTGGCTCATTTGTCTTTCCACAGCATTTCTCGCCCATAACCCCGATTCGATTAAGGCACACGCTATAGTCCTGACACCATGCCCGCAGGCTTCTGCTTTCGTATCGTAGCCCATCGTCCTGAATGCTTTGTTGACGGTGTTTGCACTGATAGGTTTGTCGTTCCCAGTAAAACTATTGAACATAAATTCTTTATCACTACTGATCGAGTGAAGCTCTTCCAGGAGCGCTTTAGCTTGTGTGCTTAGTGGAACCAGATGTGGGGGTTTCATCTTTGCTCCTCTTGCAGAATATTTTACTCCCTTCACAGGTTGTCGCTTTCCGGGAATGATGCATACCATTACCGTCTGTCAATTTGACAGGTTTATCAGAAGACTTTGTATTTATTATTGTTAACTCAGTGATCGCCATACTAAAACCCTCTTCTGATGGTATCTACATTTTCGAACTTAACATACCAACATAGATATCAACAAAACAGCGCGGGTTTTGAAATATGACGGTGTAGGTTAACGGGCTACAAAGAGAGGTAAGCGCTTGAAGCTGAAGAGTTGACTAGGCTTTTAAAATACTTAGGTGGGCTAACATATGGCGTCCCCTGCAGGAATCGAACCTGCAACTAGCCCTTAGGAGGGGCTCGTTATATCCATTTAACTAAGGGGACATCGTTTCGACGAGTTCAACGATGTTCGAACTGGTTTCTATACTACCGGAAAACCTGAGTTTTTAACAACCTTTACCTTTCACTTCATCTTACTTTGTTTCAATGTAAACCATCTTGAAATAGGTTCGTTCACTTGCCTTTGCGTACACATTGAGTACAGAATGCGTTAGACCAATGTGTACAGGACATAAGGTAGTGGCGCTCAGCGATACCAAACTCAGAAGCATTAACGGCAAACCCTATACCGGCCCAGCTGAAGTAACCGATGGGGATGGTCTGAGCGCACGCATTACACCTACCGGCACGATCTCATTTCAGTTCCGTTTTCGCTGGAACGGCAAGCCTGTACGCCTCACTGTTGGCCGCTATCCGGGAACCACACTCAAAGACGCGCGCGTCATTGTCGGCGAGATGCGCGGATTGTACACGAAGGGCATCCACCCTAAAACCTACTTTGCCAGTAGTAAGGGTGAGCTGACGCTTCAGGAGTGTCTCGATCAGTGGTGGGAAAAGTACGTCGAAGGGCTAAAACAAAACACCCGCATCTTGTACAAATCCGTCGTGTACAACACCATGTACACAGAATTTAAAGATATGCCTGTGGCCAATATTCCTGTCTCACAATGGGTCCTGTTCTTCGATAAGCAGGAAAAGCTAAATAAGAAAAAGGCGCGCGTTCTTTTGCTTCAGCTGAGATCTGTCATCAACTGGTGCATCAGCCGGCAGCTGATTCCCTCATGTGAACTCACAAAGCTAAGCGTGAAAAACATCGGGAAAAAGCCTGATGTAGGTGATCGCGTGCTGACTTATACCGAGCTTGCAAAAATCTGGCTGGCGCTTGATAACAGCAAAATCGTGACCTCAAACCGCGTGCTTCATCAGCTGCTGTTGCTTTGGGGTGCGAGGCTATCAGAACTACGCTTGGCAACGGCGTCAGAGTTCAATATGGACGACCTGATTTGGACCACGCCGGCCGCACATTCGAAGATGGGGAATGTTATTCGGCGCCCAATATTCGAACAGGTGAGGCCTTACATCGAGCAGCTGCTGGCCACAAAAAATAACGTGCTTTTTCCGGGGCAGGAGTTAGATAAGGCGATAGACAGATCGTCATCTAACCTCTACATGAAGAAGTTACGCAGCGGGATTGAAATACCCGAATGGCGCACTCATGATTTCCGGCGCTCCCTTGTGACTAATTTATCCAGCGAAGGGGTGATGCCTCATGTTACGGAGAAGATGCTGGGGCATGAACTGGGCGGGGTGATGGCGGTATACAACAAGCACGACTGGTTAGAAGAGCAGCGTAAAGCCTATGAGCTCTACGCTGATAAGATATTCTGGCATGTCAAACAGCTCGGTTAACGCCGCCTGACTCGATCCAACGCTGCACAGCTTTGCGACTGTAACGCGCCGGATGGGTAAGAACTGGTGACGGGAAGCCGTGGCATTTACGTAGCCGCCAGAGTGCTGTCCGTGCTTTTCCGATCTCCTGCATCACTTCCTGCTCGCTCATAAAATCTGAATTCATTATTTTCTCCACTCCTGCTGCAACAGGTTAAGCATCCGTGACATGTCACGGCATGATGTTTAATTTTGTCTCAAGCCAGCCGCTGGTGGCCCAGCACTGCGAATCACCCTGGCAGGGGCACGCGCTGACAGGCAGACGATCCCCACACTTCCTGCACTGACGCTTCGCTAGCGCTTTCATCTGCTGCGCCAGCTCAGCCGCGTCCTTGCGGATAAGCATGGTGATGTACTCGTTCAACTCATACGGCTCGCGGCCGGGACGCCGGGCGGCGCAGTTCTGCGCCAACATCTCGACTTCCTGACTATCTAGTATCAGCTCGAGTTTTTTATTGCCTATAGCAGCCTGGCGGGCGCGTTGCGCGGCTTTACGCTCTGCAGGGGATTTAGACAAAATGCCTCCTAAATAATACAAAAAACCTATTACCATTCAACTCACTAATATAAAATGCAGCCATAAATTGAATGGAGGAACCGTGCTCAAACTAATTCTTATAGTGGCAGTGTTACTTTGCTCATTTTCTGGCTTTGCTGATCCTTACCCAACAGATAAAGTAGTCATTGAAAAATGTCATTCAGCAGTTGCGAAACTATCTGCTTATCCTGACTACACGCAGATAAAACTCATCACTACTGTTAAATTAAAAAAATTCTCTGACGGTAGCTCATGGAAAGAAATATATTTCCAGCTAATTGTAAAAAGCCCATGGAACGTTCCATTAGATGACAAAATTCGTTGCCGCTTCATGCCTGATGGGAAATTATCTACTGGCTGAGCAAAAATGCGCTGGAGCCGGTAGGCTTTAGCTTCATTGAGTACTATTCATGATGGCGAGCACCAAGTCGTCGTTTAAGAGGATTGGCGTTCACGCATGGTTAGCATCCTTTTCGCACTCGCACATGCCGACGAAAGACAGGGTTAAAGCTGAAGGCTCATCCGGGCATGATACCGCATCAGAGTGATAAACTTTGCCGCGATAGATGACGTTGAAACCATGATCTTTTATCAGCATCAATTTACCGGTGCGGACAGATATCCGCTTACTACGGCCATTCCCTCTGACGATAGTGAAGTCAACATGCTCTCCAACTTAGGGCTGGCGCAGCTGCCCCGTAAAGTGCCGGCAATTCTGACAGCGCTCCATCACTCACCATCCTTACTGGCACTAGTGCGCAGCATATCCATCTCCAGCTGCGAGATGAGATTAATAATGTGAGATACGCCTGGCTGCTGGTGGTTGGTCATGGTCTGGACGTATTTACGCGTCTGCACGACGGCTTCAGCCTGGAGAGCCTTAATCCACTCGTTAGCAGCTGGCGTTACCATGGCGGCGTTAAGGTTGGCAACGAGGCTCATATGATCGCCGGTGGCATTCAGCGCGGCGATGGCGTCCGGCATGATGCTGTTAATGCGCAGCACTTCACCTGCCATCACACTGGCGAGCGCGTTCGCGACGTCGAGACGTGTAGCGAGCTCGCTTACCATCTTGGCCATATCCATCAGGCCGGTATCGGCTGAGAGGTTTTTGGCAAAGGAATGGCCAGCGGCAACAATTTCTTTATTCGATTTTGCATTGAGCATGTTGGGCGCCTCAGTGGATGGTGATGTTGCGGTACATTTCCTCAGCCATGCGCTGAGCTTTAATCGGGTTCTTAACCAGCTCGCCATCTGGGGCGATCCAGCCGCGTAAAATGCTGGAGTAGGGGAAGATGATGATCCCGACTCTGATGTCGTCGTTAGGCTTATGCATATGTTCTCCACACGATTTTTGATTGCATGAATCCCTTGCCAGTGACGGCAATAAAAAACTGATGGATTCGTTTAAAGGGCTGGTGGGTTACTGCAATAACCCACAGCCTGATTTCTCCACACCGAAACATCGAAGGGTATTGTGGTGCCGGGTGCCTCCCGGTGCTCTGGTCGAGCTGTCGAACTCCAGAGCGGTGACCTTTAAACTCTGAGCATCCACCATAGTCACGATGCCAGCTCTCCGCGTGCGCTAGCCGCATTCACCACAATGAGGAGGGCATTCACTCCACGTCTCTAAGCGTTCGAAAACACCCGCTTTGCAAATGTCCTTTTCATTGTGAAAAAGAGGGCGGCTAAATCAGATTGCGAACTGAAGAAGCCGCCAAACAACACACCGTATTCCATCAAAAAACCGGCTTCGCTGCCGGGCTATCGACACAGCACTCCAACAACACGATCCCCATATCCCCATCGCAAACCAGCTCGGCACCCGGGAACAGGTACAGAAAAGTGATCAGGTCCCAAAACTTGGTGTTGCTCATGTTCTTGACCATTCTCATCTCAAAACCCGTAAGTAACCGCTGATGAGAGAAACAATAAAGCGGATATGCAAATAACGCAAGTGGTAAAATGCGTTATTTGCAAACACAAAATGTTAAAGACGCAAAAAAGCCCGGCGGAACCGGGCTTATCAGGGTTGGAAGGAGTGGTTATCCGTGGCGTTTGAAGGATTGAGACTGGCTGATCATGACCTTGCCGAAAACATAAAATCGATGCTCGTTCGATTCATCAATGAACCAGTCACGATATCGGGTATTGTCAGAAATAACGACAATTTTGTCTGGAACCATCTGAAGGCGCTTTATGTGTATTTTGCCGTCAAAACCAAACACATAAATACCATCCCCATCAAACTGGCTCACTGAAACATCTACGAAGACCAGATCTCCTGGCTCGATAGTGCCCGACATACTGTCACCGCGGACATTAACCATCTTTACCGTGGCTGCGGGCTTGCCGCCGAAGAAGTTCTTGGCATGCTCAGTGTTGTACTCAATGGAGCGAATGACATCGATAATGTCACTACCAACAAAGGCTCCTGGGCCAGCACTTACATTTACATCAAGCAAATCCACACGATACACATCCCCCCCTTGTATAACCTTAACCATATCCTTACTGTTATTATATACAGTATCTTTTGGATCGGAGGGAATAAATAATTCACCGAGGCTCACATTTAGCGCATTCGCTATTTTATTAAGCGATTGCTCGGTAAAGGATTTTTGCTTTCCTGTCTCAAGGCGTGAAATGTTCGCCTGGTCGACGCCTACGGCATCAGCCAGATCGTTCATTGTCAGCCCGCGCGCAAGCCGCAGTTCTCTGATTCGATTTCCTATGTTCATGTGCCTATTTAATGGCGGGTTTGCATGAAACGCAAATTAACTTGCGCAATACGCTAGCATGAAATAATATGCGAATTACGCAACTAAGGGGGTTAAAAATGTCTTCACCGTTACGAAACTTGCGCAAGTCGCAAGGCAGAACACTAAGTGAAGTAGCCGGCGCCATCCATCTGGATGTAGGCAACCTGAGCCGTATTGAGCGCGGTCTGCAGGTGGCATCACTGGATGTAGCAGAGCGCTTGGCTTTGTTCTTTAAAGGCGAGATCAGCGAGCTGGAAATTCTTTATCCCCAGCGCTACCTGACCAGCACCAAGACTTTAACAGCTACGCCATCCGTAGCGAAACCACAGTAGAGAGGGCTTAGCCGTGGGTAAACCTGACTGGCAAATAGAAAAGCAACCAGCCTGGCTTGTTGCTGCGATCCGTAAAACCATCACCAGTATGCCTGGCGGTTATGCGGAAGCAGCTGAATGGCTGGGTATCACAGAGAACGCCCTCTTTAACCGCCTGCGTCTTGAGGGCGACCAGATATTCCCTATGGGATGGGCGATGGTTCTTCAACAGGCCAGCGGCACGAAATACATCGCTGATGCGGTTTCGCGGCAGTCGAACAGCGTAAATGTCCCGATGGTTGAGATCGAGGATGTTGATAACGCCGACATCAACGAGCGCCTAATGGAGTCGGTTGAATGGATCGGCAAGCATTCAGCCTATCTGCGTAAAGCCACAGAGGACGGCGTGATTGATGCGGCTGAAAGGGAGCAGATTGAGGAGAACAGCTATCAGGTAATGGCTAAGTGGCAGGAGCATCTAACGTTGCTGTATCGCGTTTTCTGCCCGCCAGATAAGGCGAACGCCCCAGGTTGCAGCCCGGAGCGTTCAGTTGCGACCAAATCACTTGGTGTGGAGAAATAATCGCATGGTCAATTTAAACAGATTCCATCCTGTTCCGCAATTTAGGTGCCTGCCGTCGGCTGGTGGCCGTTTCAATCAGGAGCCGCTGCGGTATGTGCTTAATGTACCCGGATGCAGCGAAGAGGTGAACCACAGCTTTGTAGAGTGGGCTGTGGGTGAGTCACACCGTCAACTGGGATTAACGAAATGCGCGAGCTCAACCGAAGGTTTAAAGACAAGCGCGGCGTTATCGTCCGCGTCGTTCGCTGGGAACCTGAAACAAACCGCGTTATCTACCTGCGCGACAACTATGAACATGGCGAGTGCTTCAGCCCACTTGACCAGTTTCAGCGCAATTTCAGGGAAGTAGGGGCAGAGCATGAGTCTACTTTTGAAAGTAAAACCGCTAGTCATCAGCCCAGTGCTGGCATGCCGGATCGGGCTGAATGAAGCCATCGTGCTTCAGCAAATCTGTTACTGGCTTGAAGACACCAACTCTGGCGTAGATCATGACGGTCGTCGATGGGTTTATAACACCATTGACGAATGGAACGAGCAATTCCCGTTTTGGTCTTCTGATACGGTTAAGCGCGCCCTGACTTCGCTTAAAAAGAGCGGTCTCATCTATGTTGAGCAACTGAAAAAGTCTCAGCACGACCGTACTAATTTTTACGCAATCAACCACAAAAACCCACTGCTCACCGATGAGGGCAACTTGCACTCATCGAAGGGGGCAACTTGCACTCATCGAAAAGGGCAGGCTGCGTCAGTCGAAAAGGGCAAATTAACCTCATCCATGGGGGCAACCTGCCCTCGTCTTACAGAGAATACAACAGAGAATACTACAGAGATTACAACAGGGACTTCTTGTCAGGTTGCTGCGCAACCCGACCGCGATGTTGAACTAACGGATCACGCTAAGAAGGTTCTGGCTCACCTCAATATGACCACTGGCGCCAAATTTCAGGTTTGCAAATCATCCCTGGAGAATATCCGTGCGCGGCTGGCAGAAGGTTATGAGCTCGGTGAGCTGTTGCTGGTGGTCGACTATAAAAACGCACACTGGCAGAACACTGAGCAGGCCCAGTACCTGCGCCCAGCAACTCTGTTCATACCCAAAAACTTCCCTGGCTATCTCCAGTCTGCGACCAAGTGGGATAAATCAGGGCGCCCACCATGCGTGAACGGCAAATGGCAGCGCGATGTGATGCAAATGCCCAGCGCTAATTACGAAATCCCCGATGGCTTCCGTGGCGCTTAACAGGAGACGCAACGATGAATACTGAGCAAATGATTCTGGCGTACCTGAAAGAGCATCCGGGCCTGACGGCTTCCGAACTGGCGAAGGGGATGAAGGCAAACGTGCGAACTGTACGCGAAGCAGGAAAAACGCTGGTGGCAATGGGCGAAGTCTACCTCGACGTGAAATTCCGCTACTACCGGGTTGAAGAGGCAACGGCTGTCGACGCCGAATACGCGCGCCTGAGCCAGCTGGCAATGTCCCTTCAGGCTCGCAACTGCTGGAGCCGAGCGGCAACGGTATGGCTGAACGCGATGGACGCCACGGCAAAGCCTCGCTTTCGTGATCAGGCTGTAGCGCGCCGGCGGATGTGCATGCAGAAGGCTAAAGCATCAAGGCCGAAGCCGAGCGCCGACGCATGGGGTGGCATCTGATGAAAGCCCGTGTACTGCGCCATTACGAGCGCAACGTAATTTTTTACCAAAGCATTCGCACTGCGGCCCTGATGATCGCCGCGCTGATCGTTACCCTGTCCTGGGAGCTGGCAAACAAATGACTAACTTAGCAAGAATTTACGACAACAAAGCAAAGACCGAAACCAACATCACTACCCGCAAAACTTACCTGCTGGGCGTCGATGAGCTGTATGTCGAGAATGGTTACAACATACGTGAAATTGACCAGATACACGTCGAAGAATTCCGCGATGCTTTCATCGCCGGTGAGCATGTGCCTCCGCTCGCTGTGCAGGTCACTGAAAAGGGTATTAAGATCATCGACGGTCATCACCGTTACCATGGCGCGCTGCTGGCGAAAGAAGCTGGTTATGACATCCGCCTGGAGTGCAAAGATTTCGTAGGGTCCGAAGCCGATCGCATCGCCTTCATGGTCACGAGCAGCCAGGGGCGCGCGCTGGAACCGCTGGAACGTGCAGCAGCTTACCAGCGCATGAGCAATCAGGGCATGGAACCGGCAGAGATAGCGAAGAAGGTGAAGCGCTCAATTGCTGACGTGGAGCATCACCTGCAGCTGCTTACCTCCGGTGATGAGCTGATCGCCATGGTGAAAAACAGAGAGGTTGCGGCGACTACTGCAGTGGCGCTGGTGCGTGAGCATGGGGTGAAGGCTGGGAGTGTAGCCAGAACGCAGCTGGATAAGGCTAAGGCGACCGGTAAGAAGAAGCTGACCAAAGCAGATGCAATGCCGCAGTTCAGCGCTGCCCGCGCCCGTCGCCTGGTGGAACTGCTATGTGACGCTCAAAAAGGCGAAGCGGAAGAGGGTAAAGGCGCGCTGCTTATCGACCTGAGCCACATTGAAGAAGTTATGGCCATCATCACCGAATATCGCTCAGGCATTCCCGCTGGTTCGTCGCCGTCTGCCGTAAACGCTGATAGTCAGTATGACGAAAACATGCCGCTAACCCGCGCTGGCATCCTTGAGCAAAGCGGCATTGAAGTCTGGGCCTGCGCAGCTGCGATGTTTGGCGACAAAGACATTTACCCGTTTCAGGAGTCGCGTTACGCCCACACCTGGGCGGCGGACTCGTTCGAAAATCCATCGGTAGTGGTGGTGCCGGCGGAGATTCTTGCCAAAGCACAGCGCCTGAAGCAGAAAAAGCTGGAAAACGCGGAGCTGAAAGTTTGGGTGGCCGCTAAGTATCCCGATCTGGACGATGCAGGGTTAATGGAGAAGTTCAATCGCTTCAGTTCAGTAGCTATAGAGACCCGTCTAAAGACGGAAATGACCATGGCAGAGTTTATCGCCCTGGTGGAACGTGCCGATAAATCAACCTGGGAAAACATCCGCATGCTCCGCGCCGCTGCCGCTGAACTGGCGGGACAGATGACGATCCCAGATATGGGAGAAACGGGGTAAAGTTAATTCTGCCGTTTCTGATAATGTACAATTAGTGATATTTTTTTTCAGTCTGCATTTAAGAAATTAGCGCCTTCGGGCGCTTTCAGGTTAAAATAAAGAAAATCAAAATTTGGGTTTCTTAGTAGGGGGGGAATGATGTACTGGTTTTAATGTTTTCTTGCCTTTGTTTAATGAAATCGTAGAGTCGAAATATACATATGGAAAACGTGTTTCATCATTTATGTAATGTTTCGATTCATCTTGGCAGAAGGTACAGTGCTCTAGAGATGAAAATTTCCTAGCCGCTAATGAAAATGCCTGATTCGGCGTGTAAAAACTACCAATAAAGGTGCGGAAATCTGAAGTGGGCAAATGTTTGCAATCTTCGCAATGTAAAAGGAGGTTATTTGACCTGTCCTTGCCAACGTAGTATTTCAAGGGTTTTAACATATAATCACCTGATTGCTGTGTGAGTCTTTGAGAATTTCAAAGATAAATTAAGTGCATTAAAGTTATTGTGATTGCAGAAGCAGATATTTTGAAATCGTTTTAGATTTATAATTTTATGTATTTAATGATATTCAAGTCAGAGCATCTTACTTCAGCCTCATATTCACTTTGACCTTGAGAGCGAATCAGAGTGAAAGGGACGATGACCCTTGTGCCTTGTTTGCCAATCGTTTCATTATGGAAGAGGATGGAATCAAGAGTAATAAATTCCTCTCCAAACAAGCTTGTGTCATGCCTGCCCAATAAGTCTCTTTCGACATTAGATACTGCATTGCTTGTATTTATAGTTGCACATGAACTAATTTCATTAATTGCGCTTTGCTTTTTCGAGTAAGCGTTAATACCCCCTAAAAGAAAAAAAACACCCAACACTGCTAAAGCTCCAACCTTTAAGTCCTGGCTCATATTAAAGTTCCCTCTGTTAATATGTGGCTATTTTCAAGCATATCTCAAGATTAGACAAAT